AAATCTAGTCTCTCCACCTTCAGTAACATCATTTAAATAGATCATCCATGCCAGCAACAACTGGTTTGATGTTGGATTGAATTCATGGTGTGGGATATGAAATCCCTGACCAGGATAATATCTCTGCAGGTTGTAAGTATTAACTACATCCCATCTTGGTCCTTCATTCAAGTGAAAATATTCATCTTTATATGGCGAAATGCCTTTAGAAATTGCTAATGCGATATGATAGTTGGGCAATTCATCATCTGAAAAATACACAGGAATATCGGTAGAGTCTTTTACATTTTTAACTACCTCAGTTTTTTCCCCCTGACGCGAAGATACAATGCCAGGTTGTTGTATGTCTATATTATTTTCAAACCAATCAATGATCAGATCACATGTGTCATCTGGCATGGCATTTGGATAAATTCCAATGAAGTTTTTCATAAGCAAAAAAATAGGGAGTAGTCTGATTCTGACCAGACACTCCCTAGCGGCGACGATATGTTTTTATTTATTCAATTAGAAGGAACCATAACAGGGGTCATCATTCCTCCATCAGGTGGTCCATCATCATCAGCACCTCCATCTGAGAGTACTGCTCCAATAATAAAGCTTCCCAAAAGGATAGTTGCTAACAATAACATTTACCATACTCCTGGAATAATCTGTCCTGTGGTTGCATAAGTTCCAACAGCGATGATGAAACCAAGCATTGCTAGACGTGAGTTGAGGACTTCTGCCTCAGGTGTGAATCCAAATTTCATTTGATTTGCTCCTGTGTTTTGTTTTTAATAACGACTCTGCCTTTGCCTGTTAGATATTCGATCTGGAATACTAACTCGTCATCATGCCCCCAGCAGAGTTCTTCATAAAGGGCATTCAGTTTCTCCATGTCTTCATAGAGTTGATTAGGATTTGTCATCTTCCTCTTTCACTTCCCATGACCCGCCAACTCCACCTTCCATGTTAACAACAACGTCTGGTGTCTTTGAATGATGGGGTGCATGTTCTCGGTCCATAGGAAGAGAAGATGCAAAAGGAGTACGTGAAAGGTTTTTAATAACGATGAAGGCGTCCTTATTATATTTACGCACACCAAAAGGCGTTGCCCACTTTTTATTATACTCTTCGCCTTGATGGATACCAGAAACTACTGTACCACCGATCTCAATTACAATGTTATCATTTCTTACATCCCAACCAAGGGTTGCAATCTGATTCCAAAGTTCATCTTGTGTAAGATTCATCAATACAAACTCTCTTCTTGCTCGGTCAATACTACACAATCGCTAGTAGGATAAGAGACGCAAGTTAGCAAGAAACCTGCTTCAATTTGATCATCATCCAAGAACGATTGATCGCTTTGATCTACACTACCACTCTCAAGTTTACCAGCACAGGATGAACAAGCACCAGCGCGGCAGGAGTAATTAATATCAACACCTGCTTCTTCAGCAGCGTCAAGAATGTATTGATCAGATTCACACTCAATTGTGTGCTCGCCTTCAGAAGTTTTAAGTAGAATACTATAAGTCATTAAATAATGCCAAAGAAAAAGTTACCAGTCACAGCATACGAAACGAATCCTGCGATGATTCCCAACATAGCATAGCGTCCATTTGCTTTTTCTGCACGTTCTGCGTGGGTTTCAAGACCATGGCGTTCTGCTTCAGTTGGATCAATGTACATACGGGGTTCTGTTGCCCACATGTTTGTGCGTCCGCCGTCTTCGGTTGTTACTGTCATGATACGTTTCGTAATGAATCTTTACATATTATATATGAAAAAAAGAGGGGCGTCAAGCCCCTCTCAGTTTAGTTTTCCTTATGGATATCAGAAGGAATACTTAAGACCCAATTTGGTTCCATAACCGCGATCGACATTGCTGTCGCCACTACCAACGAAGGAGACTTCGCCGTAAGCACCAAGAGCATCGGTCAAACCGATACCAAGACCTGCCTTACCAGAAGGAACGGTGTCGCTCTCGCCGCCGTCAGGGGAGACTACAGTAGCACCACCTTGGACGTAGTATGAAGCGTTCTCACCAAGAGCGCCTTCATAACCTACGTGAAGGTCAGTAGCGGTTCCATTGTAGCTGGATCCCGTGAAACCAGAGTTGGCTTCTACGTTAACATAGGGGCCAGCAAAAGCAGCACCAGCAGAGACAGAAAGGGCAGCGGTTGCTGCGAATACAGATTTGATCATTTTGTTTAAATGTTTGTTTGCTTGTGGAGTTTAACCCACAGATGATAGGAGACTCGACGTGTCTCCGTTAGGTTTTGTTACAAAATTGTAACGATTTTATTTATACACGACTTAGAGTAATTATACTTACCCTTGTGACAGTTCGTGTGGGGGGTTACACATGCACGCCACTTGTTTGTTTTAGTTGTAAACAAGAACCAACCACACGGAAGGGTATTTGGCACCACCACTTGCTTTTTAACTGGAAGCAAGAAACCAGGCGGCGAGTCGCATTCACCCGCACCAGGGTGCTTTTTAAGTCTTCCCAAGACTAGCGATGATGTCGTTCAGTTCATCAATGGTTAAGTACTTAGAAGTATTACCACCGAACTTCTTTGCTTCGCTTGCCCAGTATACCATAGAAGCGTTGTCGCTGTCAAATGTCTGCTTTACTGGACAATTATTAAAGTGTCCTAATCCCCATAGGATGGGGTTGTATGATTCTTGAGCAACACCTCCACCTATCTTAGGAAAATCAAAAGATCGGGGGAGTCTTTTCTTAGTTAAAGAAATAATTTTATCTACAAAGGGAGTGACACGGGCATCTTTCCAGAAGTCAGTATCAGTTTTACCTCCAGAATAATGTAGAGACACAAAGTCTCTCATAGAATCATGTAAGGACGCGACATAATCATTATAGTCTCTTTCCATCTCATTGTCAAGGAATAAATCCTCGGTAGGATATCCATATGCAAAGCGTTCTAATTGCATCAGTGTAAGATGAATACTAGTTGCTTGCAATGGTTCTAAGAACCCCGAAGAGAGTCCTAATGAAAGACAATTCTTATCAAGAAACTTGGTAATTCTACCAGATTTAAACTCAATAGATTTGACTTTCTCAACGTCACCTAGTTCTTCTAGGATATCATCTTCGGATGCATACTTATCGCAGTACACATATCCTTTACCAATTTTAGTACGAGTTGGAATCTCCCAAGTCCAACCATGGTTTCTAGCAGTAGCAAGAGTGTATGGTTTTCTAGAAGATTCTGTCTCTGTTTTATATACTAATGCTCTATTGACAGGAAGGTATTCAGAATAGTCTACCCAATCATCAGCGGCACTTAAGACTCTAGCGAAACCAGAACAATCAACAAATAAATCACCTTCTATTGTTTCACCAGTATCGAGTTCAATAGATTTAATAAATCCTTCCTCTCTATTAACCTTGACTACTTTAGCATCGTAATGTTTGAGTAGTTTGCTATGAGATTTAAAGAACTCGCCTGTCTTATATGCATCTAGATGTAAAGCATTTTGATTATAATCACACATCAAGTCTGGTTGTTCGACAAAGAAGTTAGACTTATTGCCGTTCATCAAAGTGATGTGCTTACCTACAGGACCATAGGCAAGACAAGTATAATCAATATATTTACTAGCTGTTGGTGTTCCATCAATGGGTGAAAGGAAACTCTGCTTGGTCTTACTCCAGTTGTCAAACTTGATGCCAAGTTTAGGTAAAGCATCCATACCATGCATCATTTCTACATGGTCCATCTTGAATACATCAAGAAATTTACCCGTCGTACCTTCACCTACACCTATGATAGGGATCTCTTCAGTAGAGACATTGACACATAGATGAGATTCGGACAGATAATAAGTTACCATCCATCCAGCAGTACCTCCACCAACAACAACTACTCTCACTCTACAAGAAACTCCTTATCTGTACTTGTATAATCCCCAAAAGAAATTACATCATTGTTAAGAGAATTACCAATTTTAACATCACCAAGATAGTCAGACTGCAAAGTAAAGTTATACTCAGTTCCATCAGGTTTAGTGAGGGTATCGATATTGATATTACCAGTAGGAATAGTAGGGCGAGATTCGATACGTGCCTGCTCATACATCTTGAACAGATCTCCTACAATATTATCACGACGCTCATCTAGAGCAGCGAGAAGCATGTCGCGAATAAAGTCCAAGTCAGAATGTGTTTTAGTCATAAGGATTACTTACAGAATTGAATTTACGATATGAACCCACTTCAGGGTCAGGGTCTAACCACTTAGTATACTCTACATCTTCTAGGCAGGTGTCCAACTGCATCTGATTATCAAGCAAGTACATGTCAAAGTAACGCTTCTTCCACTCATGATACTTCTGAATGCGATAGTCAGGTCTACCATTGATCTCTAGAAGACCGCACTGGACATAGCGGTAGGGAGATCTCTCAAGAATTACTGTTGGTTTCATCAGGTTCCTTGTTACTTCCAAATTGTAGCACCTCCTGGTCGTCATGTAAAGGGGGTGTGCCAGTTTTCTTTCTGACCTGCTTGCTGCTCCAGATTGCTAGAGCAATCAAGGCAAAGTAGAACAAGGTATCATCAATCATCACAAGGAAGAAGACGAGACCACCACCAAACCTTAACCAGTTAGGCAGTCTCTTGGTGAGTTTACCTACCACAGGAGCAATCTTCTTTTCAAACTTGAAGTAGAGAATGGCTGCTAGTGTAACTGTGATCTCACTCATCGGAACGATGAAGTATAGAGACAGGAACACGAAGATAGGCCAGTAGTGTCTCTCTGGAATCTTTTGGATTAGAGAGACATACTTGGCAATTAGTTTTTTAACTAGCGTCATCATGTGTTGTCATCATATTTTCCCAGTCAGAATCAGTAACCTGATCTGCTAGTTCTTGATATTCGTCAGCAGGGACTGCCATGACAGCAGTTCCATCTGGTTTACGAATTACAAATGTTTCACCTGCTTCGATACGATCCATGTATGCATCAAAGTCTTTTTCAAATTCGTCAAACGGAACTTCAACCATTGATCTCCTTAAAATCTTTTTCAAAAATTGCTAGACCAGAATCGGTCAACACATGGTTATACATTTTGTCAAATACAGCAGGCGGCAACGTACATACATTAGCACCATACAGGAAACAACGCGAGACGTGGTGGACATCTCTCAAACTGGCAGCAAGGATCTTGGTGCGAACACCATGAGCACAATAAAGACCAGAGATAGCACGAACAAGTTCAACACCACTGAGTGAGTTGTCGTTCATACGTCCTACAAAAGGTGAGATGTATGTGGCACCTGCCTTTGCTGCCATCACTGCCTGAGCGGCACTGAAGCACAAGGTAACGTTAGTTTCGACACCTTGAGCAGTGAGTTCTTTACATGCCTTCAGACCCTCTACAGTGAGGGGCAGTTTGATCGTAACGTTG